GGGTTATCTGCAGGCCGCCCTCGACACTCTTGTCGACGCGACTTTTGCTGGTTACCTTTTTGGTTGGCAAAGCTAGCCTTCTACTTTTGGTTCCTCAGGGTAGCCACAGAACGTGGCTTTTAACTCAACCTGTTGGAGTTCTTGTAGAGGTTAGCCTGATGTAATCATTCTAGTTTGATTACATCTAAGACTTAGTCGGGATCGACCCGCATCCAATTCCTACAGAGGTGTAGAATGGATAAAAGGCCGGTATTCGATTTCTTAGGGCTCTACCGTGGCATCCTTGCGGATGTTGCGGCACACTTCCCTAACGACCGTATTGAGTGGGGTAGAGATCTTGCATCTCTCTCCGCTCTCTTTCGAGAACGAGGAATAGGGTTATTCACCCTAGACCTCCCAGCTTTGGATAAAGCCCTTCTTCAGGGCCTCCAAACCGGACGCCTTAATTGCGATGGTCTTCCTGCTTCTTGCAAGAGATCAAAGCATGACCGTGTTCCCAGACTTTTCTGGGGATTATGGTCGCGTGTTTTCGATCGTAACGGATGTCTGAGAGCTGACATCGATCCCAACGTTATATTCTTTCTCCGCACACTGTTGTGTACGGCCAAGAAACTTAAGGTTGAGTCAGCTCCAAAGTACCTTTATCAGGCAACTAAGGAGCTTTTCGATGTCGACGAGTCTTTACCAGTCCCTAGTGAATTATGGACTGCATCTCCTGCTTATGATCATCATTGGGGTGTTGGTTTACCTAAACCTCACCTCCATGATGTCGCCCACGAGGATTTGTTTCCAAATGGGTTACAGGACATCAGACTTGTGCTCGATTCTGTACAGCAGGTTGCTGACAGAACCAGTGGGATATTGGGATTTTGTGACCCCAGTACCCTCCACTTCAGACATGGACCTGGCGCTGTTTCTGATCTCCGATCCCGGGATTACAAATATGAATTCCGGAATTGGAACGACAGACTTGACTCGATCTTCCCTTGGGACCAATGGGGTACTACCCCCTTTGGTCTCATGGATCGATTGCACTCCGATGGTATCGAGATTGGCTCAGCTGAGCCCGCCTCGAAGCTCATTGCTGTTCCAAAAACTCGAAAAGGACCACGGCTTATCGCCGCTGAGCCTGCTTCGAATCAATGGATACAGCAAGGACTTAGGAAGTTCCTGTACGATCGGGTTGCTGCTACGGAGCTTGGTAACTCTATCGACTTTCGTCGACAAGAACTATCAGGCGCCCTAGCCCTCGAGTCATCCCGTACTGGTTTACTGGCGACGATTGACTTGTCGTCAGCTTCTGATCGAATCTCATGCTGGCTTGTGGAACGGATGTTCCGGAGTAATCCGGTACTTCTGTCTTACATGTCGGCATGTAGAACTCGTTTCTTGCGAAACGATCTCGATAAGAAGCTTCCGAGCCTTCTTCGGCTACGGAAGTTCTCCACTATGGGTTCAGCGCTTACCTTTCC